TGATGAGCGGAATGTTGATCGTCTTGCCGGCCTCTTCCTGAAGCTCGTATTTGGCAATAATGATCGAGTTGTTGGACTTGCCCATGTAGCCGGAAAAGCCCGACTCACGGATGTATTCCTGAAAGTAGTTGTTGATCCACTTCTGCTTTTCGGAAGCTGAAGCGAGAGTGACTTCTGCCATTTCTTATCTCACTTTATGAACTCTGAGAACGCCACGCCCGGACCCGTCGCGATCTGCTGAACCCCTCCAGCGGAGGGCGCGGATGCGATGGACGGAGGCGGCGCTACGGGTTGTGGTGAAGGCGTTGCCGCCGGTTGCTCCTGAAGCTGCTGCTGCGCCTGCTGCCAGGCGAGGAATGCTTCGACTTGTTTGGGGTCCGCGTTCAGCTTCGAGAGAACTTGGTCCCTCTGGTATTGCTGCACGAGGAAGCCATACGGGTTTCGTTGGGAGATGAACTGCTGATACAGCGCCGGGTTGGCTTGGAACTGCTGCGCGCCCCATTGCTGGGCCTGATCGACCAATTCGCTGCCAACCGCCGCCCTCGTCACCTCTTCCGAGATGTTGAGAGTCGTGTTAAGCAGCGCAGTCCGAACCTGCTGCTGCTGGAAATTCTGATAGCCCTCCGGGTCCTCGAAAATGTCGGGAGCCTTGGGCTGTTCGGGCGGTGGGCTCTTGAGCGCCTGAAGCTCGCGGCGAAGCTCCTGCAATGCCGCGACGGGAACATATCCCTCGGGCACCTCAGGTTTCGTCGTCGTGCCTTCAGCGGCAAGGTTGCTTTCGGCCTTGGGCGCGAAGCGGCCGCGCTCATCGCGCGCCGGTTCTGGCTTGGTCTCAGCAACAGGCTCGGGCTGCGACTGTGGGGCAGGGGCGTCCGTGGTAGTGTCTGCCGCCGCCTCCTTAATCGCATCCAACTTTTCAGATACAGCTTCGCCCTTCGGCTCTTCCGAGCCGTCCAGAAAATCCAACTTGTCCATTAATCCCCCTCAGCCCTTGTCGTCGGCTGATTCACGATACGCCCGAACTGCGGCGGCCAGTTGCCAGGTTCGTCCTAGCCCGAAACGCCCGTATTCCCGGCGGCGGATTTCATGCCCATCTGAAGGCCTGTCTGAAGGGCCTCCATGTGGGGTTTGATTGCTTCGTTCTGCGTCTGCACACCCAGAAGCTGGGTCTCGGCGGCAGTCTTTTGCGTCTGCGCTTCCTTGAGGTCGGCAGAGGCGGATTTCTCGCGAATGTCCTGTGCGGCTGCGGCCATCTGGATCTGTGCGCCCTGACCGCCAACGGCCTGCTGTTGCTGCTGGCGTTGCTTGCGCTTCTCGATCAGCTGGGCCTTGCCCGGAATGTCCGACAGCTCGAGCAGATCGTCGAACGTCACGTCCTGCGGATAGACCTTCGCCAAATCGGCCAGGGTCTGGAACTGCTCTTGCTGAAGCGTGGCGGTGTCAGGAACAACGTCTAGCTCAATGTCCACGTCGAGGTCGGCCAGCGCATTGTCGTAGCCGAGAACCTGGGGTTGGATCGTCGGCATTCCGTTCTGGCCCATCACCACCTGTGGCGGACCCATCTTCGGCTGATTGATTCCGATATATTCCGGTGCGCCCTGGTCGTCGGTCACGCGAACGTAATCAGGCGATTTCCAGTATTGGCGGCAGCGATTCCACATCGCGCGATACATGCGGATTTCCCAGTTATGCACGCCGCGATAGACGATGGAATCTTCGGTAAGGCCCGCTTCCTGCCGGACCTGCTGGGCGCGGCCCGACACGTCCTGCGCCTGCCGTCCGAGGATCGCCGGGTTCGGTCCCTGCCGGTCCATCTCGGATTCGGCGAGCGACAACAGGTTGAACTGGCCCGTTGCAAGGTCGGTCTGCGATGTCGGCTGCCAACCCGCAGGGATTACTCCGTCCGGGCGAGCGGCTTCCTTGCGGACCTCGTCCGCGTCCTGCGTGTAGGCAATCAGCGGGTCGGTCGCCTGCACCTGCCGGTTGTTGAGCATGTGCAGCAGCTTCTGGCGCCGCTTGTTGAACTCGTCCTGGGGCGAGCGCATGTCGCGCCCGATGCCCATGCGGTTGTTCTCGCGGTCCACGTAGCAGGACATTGCCACGATCGCGCAATCAGGCTTGCCCTTCTCGTCCTGATACGGGCTCGGGCCTTCCTCCAGCACCCCGCCGGCATGAAACACGCAGCGCTGCCAGCCGCCCTGGTTGTGATAGACCTCCACCACCATGAGGCGGCGGTTCTTGCGGTCGATCCAGCTCGACAGCGCATCTCTGGGCCGGTCGCCGAACGTCTCGTCCGCGCCCATCGTGAAGCTGTCCGACAGCGCGTTCTCAATGTCGTCGGACTTGTCCTTGTAAAGCGCTTTCAGCGTGTCGGCGTAGATCCACCTCGCAATTCCAAGGTAGCGCGCATCGGAGAAATCCTTGCGCCTCGACCTAGGATCGTAAAAGAACTCCTCCCAGCGAACCTGGGTCGTCTTTGGCCGATTGTTCTCGTCCACTTCAACGACAGCGGCACAGACGCCGGGAACGAGATAGTCATAGGCGCACTCGAGCCTGAGTTCCTGGAAGTCGTTGATGTCCGCTGCATAGCGCAGCGTCTTGGTAACGACATCGGCGCTTTCCTCATCCACGCCGGGATTGCGTCCGTAAGCTCGCGGATCGGTCTCTCCGCTCTCCAGAACCCCGAGCGTGCCGTTGATCGCCCTGCGGAAGCGGTTGAATACCGTGTCCGGCTGTCCGCGCTTCTGAAGGGTTAGCCGCTCTTCTCGGGTTAGCTGGTAGCCGTGGTAGTAGTCGTCATCGATCTGCTGCTCCTTGCGATTGTCGGCAAGAAGGTCACGCGCCTCTGCGAATAGCCGCTTATAGGTTTCGAGCGAAGGTTTTTCAGCGTCGGCCAATCAACCCCTCCCTCATATCGTTTTCCAGTTGTTGGCCGGCTTCTTGCGCGACCACAGGTCAGGCGGATTCGTCACCGGAACCTTGACCTGAACCACCGCCGGATGAGCCTGGTCGATCGCCCGCCCGATCAGTGACGCAGCATCCACTTCATCGTCATGCTTGCCCGCCGGGAAGCTCAGAAACTCGCCCAAGTCCGCCCCAGCCTCGAATGAAACCCGTCCCGATGCCGCCATTGCCTGGAACGACCGAGCCCGCGTCGGCTTGTCATGAACGCTCGGCAGCCATTCGACCCGGCAGAATATCTTGCGCTCGAGCATGCGGCGGCGAAGCATCGGCTCGATCGCCTTCTGGATGACTCCGCCCTCTCCGAACCACGCGAGCGGCTTGTATTTGGCGATGAGGTTAAGCTTCTCTTCTATCCACACATCAGAGGTGGCTTGCCCTCGCCACCCATCGACGCGGTATAGTCCCCCGTCCGCATCGACCCCCCAGACGCGATGGACCGTATAATCGCCGCCGCCGTCCGTTACTGCGTAGTCGCTCGACCCGTAATAGCGGAGAGCGGGCTTCGCTTCCCATGTCTTGAACCATGCGCGCTGAAAGAACGTACCCTCATCGGGTTGGGGGCGCTGCTGATACAGCGCTGACCACTCGCGCGGACCAATCGTGTTCCTTATTCGCTCCAGTGCGCGTTCGTCATACCACTCAGGCCAGAGAGCATTTCCGCCAGCGTCAATGGCCGGAAGCTCAAGAACCTCCCACTGGTCGGGCTCGGCAGCCAGTAGCCGCCCCGCCAGGTCGTCCTCATGCCAGCGGGTCTGAATGAGCACGATGGCGCCGGCGGGCATGAGGCGCGTGAACAGCGTTGATCTATACCAATCCCAGACGAGCTCCCGGCGCCGCTCGCTGTCGGCTTCTTCCCGGTCCTTAAAAGGATCGTCGATGAGCGCGATATGTGCGCCTCGGCCAGTAACCGCCGTGCCAACGCCAGCCGCGACATATGCGCCCCCGTGATTGGTGTTCATCCGGTTGGCAGCGTGGCTGTCGGATGCCAGGCTGACGTTCGGAAAGACTTCCGAGAACTCCGGCTCATCCACGATATTGCGGACGTTCCTGCCAAAGTCGTTGGCGAGATCGCTGTTGTAACTCGCGGCGATGATCTGCCGCGTCGGCTTGCGGCCCAGGCACCACGCCGGGAATCTCTTGCTCGCCAGTTCGGACTTACCGTGCCTCGGCGGCATAAAGATCATCAGTCGGTCGATCTCGCCGCGCTCTACAGCCTCTAGCTTCTCGGCGATGCGATAATGGTGTGCGGCGGGAACGTAGAGCGGGTTAGTGTGCTTCGTGAACTCAATGAGGCTTCCGGCCCACTGCTCCCGATGTGCCATCCTGACCTTGAGCCCCAGCAAGCGCAGCCGTTCGCGCTTCAAGGTCTGCAAGGCGCGCGTCGAGTTCTTCTGGGGTGAGATTGTCGAAGTCGTCTCCGTCATCGCTCACCTTGGGCAAAATGGCAGTCGCGGTTCTGAGATAGACATCGGGCTTCTCATCCCGCACCTTGGCAATGACTGCGGCGCCGTGCTCTTCCCAATCGGCCATGAAGTCCCCGATGAACTTCTCTGAAAACCGGTTGCGCGCGCCCTTTGGCCTTCCCGCCGGGTTGCCCGATTGGCCCGGCTGCCACGGAGCCATGAGCTGGTTTGTTTTCGCGGGTGTATTTTCACCGCTCATGCCGAGTTTACTTCCCGCTGATATTGCCGTAAGTGAATCGTTAATTGCCTCTGCTCGGTTAGTAAGCGAGGTTAGTTGTGCGTTGGTTGTGCACTGCGTTCGTCGGTGTTGCGCTTGGTTTTTGGTCGGCACTCCACGACCTCACCATTCCCTTCTGGATTGGCTTCTGGCTGTTTGTCGGCGGCACTTTGGGCGCTACCCTGACGATCAAACCTAGCCGCTGCCCATCATGCGCACGCTACCAGCTCCATCGCGGGTTGTGCGACCGCTGCATCGCTCCGTGGAGAGATATGGATTACGGTTTCTAGAGCGCCGCGAGGTAGTTGTAGAGGTTGGTGCGGTCAGTGCTGGAGAGCACGCCCGCGCCCGTGATTACGGCCTTGATCCCGCCATTCCAGTAGTTGCTGTTTGCGAACGGCTGATAGCCGATGTGCATCGTCGCATTGTGCGTGACGAGGGAGCTTAGTGATGCGGTGACAGGCGTGCCGTTGTTGAGATATGCCGCGAGCTGCGTTGTCGTTAGCTGAAGAAAGACGACATACTGAACGCCAACGGTCGCGGTCCCAAGCACGAGTTCACCGGAGCTGCCGCCTTCGTCCGTATAGCCTCTTATGGTGCCGGAGCTGGACTCAATTCTGAGCTGCGAAGTGCCGTCCGTGGCGTCGCGAAGCAACGCTGCCCATTGCCACCCCGTCGTGGCGGCCTGATAGACACAGACCGCCAACCACATCTGGCCTGACCCGTCGCCATACGCATGTGAGGTTCCGTTGTCCTCAATTGAGTCATTAGTCCCGTCGAAGAGCAGATAGGGATGCCCCGAACCAGTCTTGTAGAGCGGCCGATTTGCAAGCGTCGCCTGCGACATGTTGACGCCGTTGCCGGACTTGTCGTTGGCCTGCTGAACCGCCTGACCGTCTGCCGAGACAAGCGTTGTTCCAGCATCGGTGTAGAGCTTGGTCGGATCGGCTTCGATCCACACCTTGGGGCTAAGCGATGCCGGGGTGAATGCGGCTGCGGTGACAAAGATATTGCGGCTCGGCAGCAGCGCGTTCCCCGAGGCTTTCCAGAATCGGCTAGGCATAGACGGCCCTCGGGCTTTCAGACGAAAGATTCGGCACTGTCGCCGTCTGGTAGCTTGGCACCGCTCCGTAGGCCGGGAAGGCAATATCGATCAGCATTTGCGCCCAAGGCTGATCTGGCCGCCACAGCGCGATGTTCACGAGCTGCGACTTTCGGGCAAGGTAGCTTGTTCCGCTTGGCGTGATTCCGATTGCCGTCAGAAGGTTCGTGATGATCTGATCCCGCGTCAGCTTGTTCGGGTAGGTCACTGCCCCGTTCTGGATAGAGACATTGGTCAGCGTCGTGTTGAGCGAGACCGGGGTCGTCGCATCCACGATGCAGTTGGTCCAGCTGTCGTGGATCTTGGTGTTGTTGGTCGTGCCGCTGGTTTCGAGGCCCGCGGCATATTGATAGGCGCGAACCTTGTCCATCAGCAGATATTGGTCGATCTGGTTCACATCGTCGCAATGAGGGAAGACGAGGCTGTTGAACCCGTCCGCCTTTGTCGGATTATCGATCGCCACCACGTTGCGAAGATACGAACCGGACCTGGTGTTAGTGGTGATGCCCCCGTTCCCGTCGTTGCTCGTCGCGGTCATGTTGGCGCCGCCCATCCACAGGTGGTCGAGGTGGTGCTGGTCCACTCCGGTCGGCGCTTCCGTATAACTGTTGGAGAACCCACCGAGTGTTGCAGCGTAGGGATCGTCAAGCGCGACGCAGCAGTTGGAGTCCACCCAGCCGCGGAAGTTCAGGCTGTCGTGGGCACTGTCGATCCCGAGAATCCGCTGCGCCCTGCCGTTGATTCCCGACGCGTGGTAATAGAAGGCGTGGCTGAATTGATTGGGATCGCCGTTGGTTCCGGTCGTTCCCCTGGTATTGACCGAGCCCGCAACGATCTTCCAGCCGCAGTGGGCGAAAACATTGTCCTCCCAATAAAGCCCGTCATGGCCGCCGATATAAAGCGCGACCGCGGTCGTGCTCGACCACTGTCCGGCGAAGGAGGATTTGGAAACGTGGCAGTTCTGGTTGAGGCCAAGGGATGACCCCGCATTGTCCATCCCCAGAGAGACGAGATTGAAGCGGCAGTTCTGGACGCCGCAGCCGTTGTGGCGCAGCACCCAGTTGATCGCGATTCCGCCCGTGTTCGCGGCGGTGAACTCGATGCCCTGAATGAAGAAATAGTTGGCCGCGCCGCCGTTCTCGCTCGACAGCTCGAATGAGCTTGAAGTTGTCGCCAGCGTAATGCTGGGCATTTGAGAGCCGACCAGTTTGCCGTATTTCGCCGAGTTGGTCGGGTCGGCCCGGTCGTAGCTCAGGACTGCGGTCGGGTAGGTCGCTGACAGACCGTTGTTCAGTGTCCAGTTTCCTGACGCCTTGTTGTCGGTGTAGGTCCCTCCACCGGAACCGCCGGCAATCATAAACTGGTCGCCGGAGGTGAACCCTGCCCCAGTGAAAACGGCAAAGGCCGCATCGAACGTTTTCTTTGCGGTCGCGGCGCTTAGACCATCGCCGGTATCGTCCGCCCGTGAAGAATCGAGCCAGACTCTCCTGTTGCCCGAATGAAGGCCGAAGGTGATCCATCCACTTGAGTCGGTCGCCGTCCCAAACCGCGTGTCATAAACCGGGACGAGCTTTGAGCCCCTCAGATGGAGGCGGAAGCGGCTCATCAGTGGTAATCGACGTTGAGAGCGAGAATGTCGCCAGACGCGAGAGCCGTTGTGTCCGCGTCGGCTCCGGCGCCCGTGAGGGCGATGGAGATACCAGTCGCGAATGAGACTCCCGTCCCGAAATCGAACGCGAAGGCAGCCGTTGCGGGGAGGTAGATCGTCTTTACCGGGGTATCGGTCCCAACTGTTGGGGACGAAGCCTTGTTGTAGAGCTTCAGGTAAACCGCAGAGGCTTTCGCGTTAAAGCCCTGGATGCCCTTCACCGTCCCGGCACTCGCCTTGATGTTGGCGCCGTTCGTCGAGGCGGCGGCGGAGAGAAGGCGATAGGTGCTCGGTGCGGGAATGATCGCATGGGCCGTGGTCGCCGGCGAGGCCCTGACGAGGTTGGTTGTGCCGTCTGTCGTCTGGTCGATCTTGACCGGACTTACTGTGGTCGTGTCGGTCGCCGCGTCCTTGATGGCGCGGAGGTAAGCCATCGACGAGCCCGATGCCCCGTTAGCCGCAGCCCCATCGGAGCTCGAACCAAACGCCGTGTTCAGCGTCGTCTGGTTGGCGGAAGTAGAGGCGCCAGTCGGAAGCGAGATCGTCCCACTGATGTTGGTAAGGCTGCCGCTGATCGGCTGAGTTACGCCTGAGTTATCAACGCGAAGCAGTCCGCCCGTGGTGAGGCTTAGCGCGTTCGTCTGGCCGGTGGTGTAGGATGGAGCCGCCGTAGTGACAGCGCCCATCTGCAGGCTGCCCTGCTGCCCCGAGGTAGTTGAGCCCTGGTTAAGTCCGCCAGAGGTTACGGTGCCGGTGATCCGCAGTTGGCCCGAAGGATCGAGTGATAGCGGCGCTACCTGTCCCGTGGTATAGGAAGGAGCTGAGGTCGTCACTGAGCCTTGAATGAGCGCGCCGGTCTGCCCTGAAGTGGTTGCGCCTTGGGCTAGCGTGAGCTTGGCAAGCGTGGTCTCGGTCGCTGCGCCAGAGGGAAGCGGGAGAGACGCAGCGGAAATCGCGAATGTGCCCGTGCCGGCGTTCGCTGTGACCGTGCCGGAAACGGGCTGGGTGGTCTGAAAGAACGTGCCAGTGACGCTCAGGGATGCGTTCAGCTTGGCGAGAATTGAGGTGAGAAGAGTATTGTTATCCGCGCCATACGCGTTGAACGTCTGGTCAACGCCCAGACCGTCTTTGATGTCGTAAGGTGTGGGCATCTATTATCCTCTCACCAGCGAAGGTGATCGCGGTCGTTGTCCGCTGGCAGAAGCAGCGGGAACCCGCAGAAATGACGGTAGAAGAGCCGGGCCGCAGCATGGCTCATGGACACAGGGTTGAGCTTCGCCGAGTTCCACGGCTTGCCCCGCATCGATTGGGCGGGGCGCCACCAGATCATGAGCGGAACTCGTCCCGTCTCGGTCTCACAACCTCGCGGAACAGTCTTTCGCGAATCTCCAGCTTGATCGTCGGGACGCTCAGCACGTCGCCGTGGCGGCGCTGCAGGTCCCCGAGAAGGTCGCACACCGCGAGAACCCCGTGGCGAAAGTCTGAGGTTGCCATGGAACCTCGCGGAATCTCATGGGTTTAGCGGATAGGTGCCTTGCCCGATTTAGCGAGATGGCAAGGTGTGCGTTAGTTCAGCCCCGACCGAAGTAACCGACTGCTGAGACACTTCCCCCGCTCGCAGTGGTCGCCGAAAAGGTCGGGGCTTTTTCTATTTCTCCCGCCGATGCAGCCAGAGCCAAGCAGTCGGGCGCCAGCGCGTGCCGCCATTCAGTTGTTCTGCGATGGGTGGGATCGGCGGGATGGTGAGTGCGATAGGCGCACTTCGACCATTGGCATTTCGGCTATCATAGATTGCCGATTCTGTCAAGCGGCGACTGACTTGCGCCGCAACTTAAACCCCGTCCGTGCGTTCCGGTTCCATAGGTTCTTTGAAATTGTCTGGTTGCACCCAAACGTTCACCGGCGGATGGGCTGTTACCAACTACCTGCAGATAAACTGGCGCGCCGCCGTTCAGCGCCGCTAACTCTGCGGGCGTTGGCTCCCACGCACTAATCATCACATCTGGACCACGCTCGTCCGCAGGCAAATCCAGAATGGCCAAGTGGGCGCAATCCCCGTCAGTGTCAGGATTCCACCCCCGCGGAGCGCCGAGATAGCGTGTTGCCCCCTGAATACGCTTGGGAATCACGCCGCCCTCCTCATGGGCTGTCCAACAAGGGCAACCGCGCCCTCTCTCAACAAACTCAGCATCTCCCAATCCGAGTCACAGGCGAGCTCGCCGGCAACCGGAAGCCTCTTCCGATCGAATGCCGAATTGATGATGCGATAGGCCCATGCTGCGTCGTAATCTGGGGTAACCAGATCCACGGTAACCGCATGAACCGCTTTTACCGCCGCGGCTCCGGCATCGCGCAACCGCTGGTCGATCCGCTGAAACCACTCTCCGGCGGGATCATCCCATGACGCATCGTGCCCGCGGTCCTGCCGTTCCATCTGCGACACCTTCGGCCCAACCGGATATTCCCTCCGGTAGGCTTCCTCATAGGACCGGATGGCTGACAGGTAGGCAGAGGGTTCCTGCTCCAACCCATCGAACGCTCCGACAAGCATCAGGCGCCCGGCGCAGGTGAACTCGAAGCCCTTGGACACATCCCCGCCGAACATCCGGAATCGCTCGGCTCGAGCCTGAACATAGGCGTTCCCGTAATCGTGAGGCGTGCGCTGGACTTTCGGCCTTCCGCGCCTCTTTTTGCTCGACCATCCCATATTCCCCCGCCCTCCCTTTGGCTATGCCGCCCGATATTCGCTTAACGATTGCTCCCAATTCAGCGTGACGCGCCCAGGCTTTCCCGGCAGCCCCATGCGCACCTTCACCACCCGCGCGTCGATCTCGGTCCCGCTCAAGTCGTCACGATGGATGATGAGCCCGTAATCAGCCTTGTTCGCGAAGTGCGCCGACCCAGCCAGATCATAGAGGCTTGGCGGCTTCGGATTGCCGTCGCCGTGCGGCTTCCTTGGATGGGCAACGAGCCAAACCGCGCATTCGTAGTTGAGCGCGAACCGCTTGAGCGATCGGATCGCCCGCCCGGTGTATTCTGTCTCGGATTCCTCCGGGCCGCGCTTGTGCTCGATCTCATTCCACGGATCGAGGCAGAGCAGCTTCACGCCATCGCGGAGAACTGCCACCTTGGCCAGTTCGATGATGTAATCCAAATCGAGCTCGGTATCTTCATCCCTCGCCGTGTGGGCGATGACCGAAAGCCGATTTGAAAGAATCCCGTCTGCCGGACCGGTCGAATTAGCCTTGGGTCCGAACTCGCCGCAGCGATATAGACACGCCCTCAGCCGCCGCTCCAGAATCGGGCGCGGCATCGTCTCGAATGATCCCAGCGCAAGGCTGACTCCACGCTCCATGAGGTTCGCCAGCATCCGCATGAGCAGCGACGTTTTGCCGTGCCCCGCCCACCCGGAGATTATCGCCAGCGTTCCGGGAACCAGACTGAAATAATCCTCTAGCCCATGAATCCCCACAGGAATCGAACTGACCGGCGGCGGTTCCGGGAAGTCCTCGAGCCGATAGAGCCCCTTCACCGGGTAAGGCTTTGCCGCATTCAACAGTTCGGCTACGGCTAAGGCCCCGTAAGTCTTTGCGACTTCGTTCAGGTCTTTAGTGTCGGCGGGGTAGCTGATGAAGCGGCAACGCTCAGGTCCGAACCACCGCGCCAAGTCCGCCCCCAGCGCTTTTCCTGGGCCGTCGCCGTCCGTCGCAATGATGATCTGCCTAACCTTGTCGAGCAGATCCTTTGACCGCCAAAGGAACTCGTATCGCTTCGCTTCCGCTGGGTTGTCCGTCTGATCCGCCGGAGCTCCGTTGGGGACCGATACTGCGCGCGGAAATCCTGATTGGATCGCTATCAGCGCATCCCATTCGCCCTCGGTGATGACTAGGGGCCGATCCTCGTTGCTCAGCAACGCGTCGTGGTTCCACAGCGTGAGCGGCGCCCCGTCGTCCATCCGATGCCGCTTCTCGGATGCCAGGCGATACTTGTGGTTGATCGTCTGGCCGCGCTCCACGTAAGGCACTGCGATCCAGTTCGCGCCGCCTTCGCGCTTCGTTGAGATTCCGAATTTCTCGGCTAGGCCCGGCTCGATCCCACGAAGCTCGATCCATTCGCGGTGTTTCGGATGAAGCGCCGGACCATCCGCAATTGTGGCAATGCCAGAGCCACGCTTCGTCGGTGCGGGTGACGGAAAGGCATCGTTCGCGCTTGTTGCGCCGCCGATCGGAGCACTGCGGGCAGCGGTGCTTTCCCTGTCGCCGTAGCTCATACGGTAATCCGATCTCTGTCATAATTTTGGCCCTTCGCCATTTTGCGGAAGCGGCCCTGGATGAACTCAACCGGCTCCACGGCCCGCTCGACTTGCGCCGCCGCGATTGCCGCCGCAGTCGCCTCCCGGCCGTGATCCTTGATCCATTTCCCGATAAGGCTTGAGTTCTTTGCCCCCAGGTAGGCTCGGGCATCAGCCCAGAACCGCTTTTCGGGATCGACCGGCGCAGAAGCTTTAGCTTCTGAACCTTCTCTGTTCTTATCTGTATCTGTTGGTTCAACGTCCGCTGAGCGTTCGCCGAACCGACGTTGAACGGACGCTTGAGCTGCACCCTTAGATTTCAATGACTTAGCCTCAACATGGGCTAGCTCACCATCCACCCTGCCGTGTCGCCAGTGGCTTTCCACTACGGTAAAAAACTGGATTATCTCGTCCCGATTCCGCTTCCAGTCGCGCATCGAAACGCGGGCGATCGAGGCAAGCCTTTTGTCATCGTCGGGCAATGGTCCGCCGCGCTGCCAGTAGTTCATCAGCAGCAGGAGGTAGATGCCGTGCTGCATTGGGCTCAGATGCGCAGTGTCGGCCAAGTAATCGGCGGGGTAGAACCGCATGTAGGGGAGCGCGGCCATCAGGCGCTCACCAAGTCAAGCTTGCGGATCAGGTATGAAGCGGCACTAGCGGATAGTTCGCCGCGATCCCATTTGCTCATGATGACGGCTTTTCGAGCGGACGGGCATTCTATCCGCTGGAGCGCCTTTTCCAGAGCGGGCACCGCGTTGTCGATGCGTGGGATTGCGTTCATCGATGATTCTATGCCCCCGCGTCGTTCGTCGCAAAAGCAAGAAAATGCGATTTATCCCCAGCTTCATTATCCTTTGCGGAACCCAAGGTCAGAAGAAGCGATGTCACTTCGTGACTGAACTCCCCGTCCTTCGACATCAACTCTTCGACGGCTCGAACCCCGTGGATCACGGTGGTGTGGTCGCGACCGCCGAACATATGCCCGATGTTGGGATAGCTCTTGTGTCCGATCTCTCTGGCGAAAAACATTGCGACTTGCCGTGGCCGCGTGTAGTCCCGCTTTCGACTTGGCGATTTCATTTCCTCTACAGGAACGCCAAAATGCGTGGCGACCATCTGCTGCATCTCGGCAACGCTAAACGGAGATCGGGGACCAGCGGGGCGCGGGCCAAGTTTGCGCCCGGGAGGAGAAAGGCCGAGGTTTGCCCGCTTCATCCTGACCGCCTCTGGTGAGCGATCGAGAAGCTTGGCGAATTGCTTAACCGGGATCTTCGCCCAGGCGCATTCGCGGACGAATTGCTCCTCCTCTGGAGTCCAGTTCATTCGCCTTCCTCCTGAATTTCCCAGGGCACCGTCTGGCAGCCGCAGAACATGCGCTGGGCAGTGAGGCAGACAGCGCGGCCACAGGCGCGGCAAAAGCGCGCCGGATCGAAGCCCGTAGGGCGGAGACTGCTTGCAGGCTCCGTGCGTGCACGAGAGCCGGTTTCGGCGTCAGCCGACGCGCCCAACCAGAAGTAAGGCTGCGTCATTGCGCCATATCCCCAAAGCTCTCCAAGGTCTGCAACACCATCGGCTTTCCCCGATCAAACTTCAGAACGACAAAATCATGGTCCCCAAGAGCTTCGACGATCCACTTCGCCAGCTCCTTGCGTGACTTGCATTCGCCCTTGAGAACCTGGTTCCAGCCCGTGACGAGCACGAGGTCCCCCTTCTCCTCACCGGCTCCCGAAAGCGGAATCCGGCGACAGGTCAGCCCTCGTTCGACAAAGTATCGGCGAACGAAGTTCTCGAGGCGAAAACCCTTCTGGTATGGCGCTCTTCCCCCCGCCATGAGTCAGGTCTCCTGACTTGCGGGCTTGGGGGGTTGGCTTTCGGCTATCGCTTTAGGGCAAATCTCAGCGTGGCCGCGGGCCTTGGACCTGCCGCAACAGCCGAAGTATCCGCTGGGAAATTCAGCGTTACGCGCGGCTAATTCCTCAACGGCGCGATACCCAAGGCGCTGATGCCATGCGGCGTATGACTCGCTCATGCCGCCCGCTCCTCGGCAATCAGCCTCTCGAATGCTTCAAGGATGCATTGCGTCTCTGCAGCGGTGATGGGGCGGACGCCTTCGCGATCTAAGCGGACGAGCCTGGCAAGTGACGTAAGCCACGGCTCGGACACTGGACGGGGCGCGCCGGATGCATGTCGTTTAACAACTCTTCCGCTCATGCCGCCTCCGCATTCATGGAGGCGAGGATTGCTCTGCCGATGAGTTCGGGGATTTGAGGGACTACGGCGTTTCCGAGCTGCCTAAGTCGGTCCACCCGTCCGGGAACCCCATTAGCCACTCGATCCAGGGCGGGTTCAGCGGCCCACCCGTCGCCGTAGATAGGGCCGTGCCTCCCTGCGGATACTTTTCCCGACGCCATCCAGTATCGTCGGAGACGGGTGTCGGCACAAGAAAGTCCCTGGGCGCGCGCCCATTCGAACGAAGCGCTCGGGCCTTCGTGTTGCTCGCTTCCTGGGTAGGCAATAAGCCATAGCCGATCTCGGATATGCGGGGCACCAACGTGGTAAGCTCCCAGACATTCCCACTCCGCATCATACCCGCTCTCGGCCAAGTCCCGGAGAACTCGGTCAAGCCCTCGAACAAGCAAAGCTGCGACGTTCTCCACGACGACGTAGCGGGGTCGTATCTCGCGAACCAAGCGGGAATACTCTCCCCAAAGCCCGCTGCGCTCGCCATCAATTCCCGCTCCGCGTCCGGCGAGCGAAATGTCCTGACATGGAAATCCGCCAACGATAACATCGACAGAAACGCGATCTGCTTCGAGCCTTTCGGCGGTGAGGCTGGTAACGTCATCGTAGATTGGCACCTCCGGCCAGTGCTTGCGGAGAACGGCTTGCGCCCTCTGGTTGATCTCGCAGAACGCGACCGTCTTGAACCCGCCAGTCCTCTCCAGCCCAAGGTCGAAGCCGCCTATTCCAGCGAAGAGGCTGAGAACGCGGTAGGTCACTGAACGCCCTCCAGTTCCGCCAGACGGCGGATCAGGCGTTTGCGCTCTTCGCTTACGTCCTCTTGCGCGGGTGCGCTGGACAGAACCTTGGGAAGCGGCGGTTGACCGTCCGCCAGCTCGAACGCGCCGAGCCCTGAAAGCTCCAGGTAGTGCGAGACGAACGAAGCCCCAAGGAACTTGGCGAGACTGGCGACATTCTCGAGTGCAAGAGGACGGTAGTTCTCATCGTCAATGAAGCACATGGCGGCCTCAATCGCGCGCTCTGAAACGCCGGAACCGTCAGACGCATCCTTGACGCTGAAACGCCTGCCGCGCCCGATATGCAGCCGCAACGCGGCGCGCTGCCTCTCTCGGATCGCAGAGCGCGATACCAATAGTTCCGGCTTGTGAACGATCGAATCGTCAAAGTTCACAGAATGGGCGAGCGAGGCCATGTATTAAGCCGCCCCACGGGGACGTTGATAAGAGGCGTCCGCGTGATTGTGAGTATCGGCCAGTCCGTTTGTTTCAGGACCGTCCCCCCTCCTCAGACCCTTTCGGGCTGGCCGCATTTCCGCGGGGATGAAAACAACCTCACCATAAACCGCGATTCCGGGCCTCTCGGGCTCACGGGCGATCCGACGCGCCACCCACAGCAAAGCACTCATCGCAAGCAATCCTGCGATGGAGCTGAGTGTGAGCAGCGCGAGGTTGTGGAGCATCGGTCAGCCGAGCGTGTTCAGGTCGCGGGCGAGCTTATCGAGATTGAACACGGCATCGCGGAGCCGCGTGAGTTGTCCAGCGTGACCGGACGGAACAGGCTGAGGCTGTGTTTTCTCGGGGGTAGTCGGAACGTGGCCATGCCTGAAGCGCGTGATGAATGCGCTAATCAGGGTTGCGGTGCGTTCGGCATCGTCCGCGATAGCGGAGATGGTTTCGAGCGGTTTGGTGTCACATTCTGCAGCACAGGTGCCCTCATATGCATAGTCCATCGTTCATTCTCCTTCTGTGATTTTTGCGTCAGCGGGCGAAGCCGGATGGCGGAAACGCGAAGCGGTTCCGTGCGGAGCACGAGCACGCGACGGCTGAAAGCCGGGACGCCCCAACCTCCAGGCAACCAATCCCGATATGGAGATACGGGTT